TTATCATAAATTACACTTCTTGAAATGAATTTATGTTTTTCTATTTTTTCTACATCCCACTTTTTAAAATATTTTAAATCTATTAATTCTAATTCATCTTTGCTTAAATAACTCAAACCTTTTTTAATTTCTAAATATTCATATTCAACTTTTTTTAATTGTTGAGATAATGCTATCTGTTCACTTAATAAGTTTAATCTTTTGTTTTCTACAACATTATAATCTGAACTTCCACTACTGTATGATGTTGGATTTGAGCTTCCGACATTTGTTAATTCAGATTCTATATACTCTAATCTTTCACTAATGTTTTGTAATGTTTCTTCTTTGTGTGAATAGTGATATAACTTCTTTTCAAATGCAGCAACAAATATATCTTTATTCATATCTTACTCCTTATTTAACTTTATCACACAATCAATATCTTTAATTTTGAATAAGTTATTATTAATATCTATATATCCTTTTCTATCTTCGTTTTTCGCTATTATTTCGACAATAAATTCATATTCCTCTTTATCAATATATTCATCATTAATTCCGTTTTCAAAGATAACTCTGTGTGAATATTTTGAGCATTTTGCTTTATATAATTCTTCTCTCAAACTCCTATTCTCTTTTTGTAGATTTTCAATTACTTCTTTTCTTTCTGAATCCCTTTTTATAAATTCCTTTTCTAAATTATTGAACTTACTTTCCCAAATTTTTCTTGAAATAGTTTCTTTTCCTAATTCAAAATCTTTGCATTTAATTAACCATAAAGCAATTCCTAACATTACATAACTTGCAAAAAATAATATCACGATTATATATATTGGTTTCATTTTTATTCTCCTTTTTCAATTTTTATTTTTATATTTCTTAAAAAGTCAATGCCTATGCTGTGTTTATAAAAGATTTCAAAACTTTTTAAATCATCTGGTGTTACACTCTTCTTTCCAAAGTACTTTTCCATATTCAACCATATTTCGAATGGAACAAAAAAGTATCTTTCTGTAAGTCCCTCTGCAAAGCAAATGCAAACAGCAGTTATACAGTTTAAGTTATGGTTTCTTTCAAGTTCTGCATTTTGATTTTTTGATAATATACTTCTTTGAATTTTATCTTGACTTGTGTATTTACATTCAAAAACTATACATTGTCCATTCATAAAGCAACCTTTGAAATCAGGTTCTGCTTTTTTTAAAAATTGACCTGTAAACTTTCCTGCAGGTAATTTTTTTAAAACTCTAAAAGGTTCTGGTACCTTATGTATGTTTGCAATGTTTTTTTCACGATAGTAATTACAAGCTCTTTCTATTTCTTTTTCAAAGAAATGTCCTTGAGCATTGTTCTTTAAACTTTTAAATTTCTTTTCATCATTAGTCATCTTTAAACCTCTTCTTTTATCGCTGCAATTTTTGATATAGTAATTTTTTTATTTTCTAAAAAGAATTTTTTACCATCTTTTGTAAGTGTGCCTTTTAAAGTGCCTTGATCATTTACAAAAATTATTTCTATTTTCTTGCCAATATATTCATTTAGCATAGATCCATTTACTGCCATTACTATTTCACCCCCACTTCTAATTCATAATTCATATAAATATTTTTTTCTTGTATTAAGTGGATATGGTGGGTCAGCATATATGAACACCTCTTCTTTGTTATATCTTTCAATTAACCTCAACGCATCTTGATTTTCTATTTGTGCTTGTAGAAGTCTTTTTGATGCAAGTTCCAATGTTTCAGGAAAATTACTCCAAAAAGTTGTTGTTCTTGGAGATGTTGCTCCTATTGAACTTCTAAATCCATTTTTATATTTGTTACTGCAACCAAAACCTTGACAGCACTTAACAGCAAATTTTCTTGCTCTTTCTACTTCATCTGTATATATTTCAAAAGAACTATTATATTCTTTTCGGCCGTATGGTGTTAGACTTAGTAGATGTATTAGTTCATCTGGCTTTTCTCTTAAAACTTTAAAATAATTATATACTTCTTCTGACAAATCATTTATTGTTTCTATTCTTGCTGGTTTTTTATTAAAAAATACAGCTCCCCCACCAAAGAACGGCTCAAGATAAACATCATGCTCCGGGATGAATTCTGTTATCCATTTTGCTATTCTTGTTTTACTTCCAGGATATTTTAAAACATTTTTCATTCTTTTCTCCTTAGCTTCAAATAAATACTCCACCCTGTTATTTCATTGTAAACTGCTTCATATCCATTTATCATATCTCTGATTTCCCAATCCGGATACTGCTTTTCCCAAAACTTTTTATCTAATCCCCCCCTTACAATTTTTTCAACTTTTCTTTTAGTGTATTTGTAATCATTCGTTCTACTTTCAGGTCTTGTTAGATTTTGACTACAAGTCCACTTTCTTTTTTGAGTTAGATTTCTAACTATGTATTGACTAACTCTTGTTATTCCCTCTACATAATCATATTGAACTCTTTGAGCATTTGCATATCCGAACCTTTTTCCTTTCTTTTCTCCTTTCTCCCTTTTTGCTCTCCATAAGTCTTCTACTAAATCTCTTGAAATATTTCCATTTATTATCAAGTGATGATGAGGTCTAACCTCTTCAACATATTCTTCTTGCTCTTCTGTTGTATATGAAGTAACAAGCAAATACTTTAAATCTTCTAATCCTAACTTTTTTCTTAATCTCTTTAATCTTCTTAAAAAGTTTTGTATATTTCTTTCAAGTTCTTCTAAAGACTTAGGCAGCATATCGTCATTATATGTTAAGTGCAAAATCAAATCTCCCTCTCCAAAATTGCTTTCTGCAATTTGAACAAATCTTCGTTTTGCATTTTTGTCATTTAAGTTTTTTTGCTTCTGCAGACTCTCTTTTTCTTTCTTAGATCTCTTCCCTTTTCTTTTTCTTGATACAGTCATAGGATAAATATCTACTTCAAGATATTTTTCTCCACAGAATATTTTTTTCTCTCTTACAAAATTGAATCCTAAAATGTTATTCATAATACCACCAATATTTTTTTATATTTTTCTTTTCTATAAATTTTGTTTTGTGGTTGAAAAGATAATACCCCTTACAAGCTCGCAAAAGAGGTATCATTTTCCCCTCTTTTTCTTGCATTTTTCAACAAATTGTGGTATAATAACATTGATTAGAAATGTTTTATCTTATCATTATTTCTGAAAGTTTTGATAAGATATACCACTTAAAAGCACTTGAAAAAGTGCTTTTTTATTTTGCTTCTTCTGATTCTTTATTGTCTTCTTTTTCTAATTTTTCTAATGCTCTTTGCTCTGCGATTTCTTCTAAGTCTGGTAATACTCTTAGTAATGTTCTTATAAATCCTAATGATTTTTTATAGTCTCCAAATCCTAGACAGTTAACTGCAGGTATAGCGCTCCTGCGAAGTTCTTTCATCAATTCTTGAAAGTGTTCTTCTTCAATATTTACGTCTTCATTTCTTAAATTAATTTCTGTCTCAATATCTTTTAAAAATACTGTTACTAGTGAATTTTTATTTTTGTCTATCAGTTCAGCACACGATACAACCCCTTTATCCGTTTTTATAAAATTTAAAGAGTAAATTTTTTCATACTCTATATTCTTGTAAATTATTGGGCTTTCTAACATCATTAATCTTTTTGCAATATTTACATTCATGCTATTTTTCCTTTCATTATTTCAATTCCTAAAAAGGAATTTCTTCATCCTTTTCCTCTTTAAATCCTAAATCAAAGTTATCAAATCCCACTTCCTGATTTGTTTTGTCTCCCCAGTCTATAAACTGTACTCTTTCTGCCCATGCTTCTGTAACAAATCTTCTTGTTCCGTCTTGTGTAGTATAGCTCCCTGATTGTAATCTTCCTTGAATTGCTACATTTCTTCCTTTTTGTAAATATTTTTGACAGTTTTCTGCTTGCTTTCCCCAAACAACTATATTTATAAAATCTGCTGTTTGCTGTCCTTTTGCTTCTAACTCTTGTTTCTTTTCTTTTGATAGTCCTTTATCTACAGCAAGAGTGAATCTGCAGTAAACACTGTCTGTACCACTTATGTATCTTAGTTCCGGGTCTTTAACTAATCTTCCAATTAAATTTACACTATTCATAACTACCTCTTCTTTTTTAACTTTTTTAAAAATTTATTAGATCATTTCTTTTATAAAATTCATCATAAAAAGCATTATTGCAAATGCAACTAACATTCCACACATGCAACCTTTAAAAAATATATTGTTTTCTTTTTCTTCTATATCTTCTATATCTTCTATATCTTCTATTTCTATAGTCTCTTTTTCAGTTAAATTTGATATTTTTTCTATTGTACTTTCTTTAATTTTGCTATAATCAACGAAGCTTTCTAATTTTGTTGAAGCACTAAAATCATCATAACTTTTTACCATCTCTTTTCATCTCCTCTATTTCTTTTCTATTTTTCTTTATTTCTTTCTTTACAAATTCTCCATAAGTGAATTCTTTATATGCAAGTTTTATTGCTTCGAACTCTTCAAAAGTTAGAGAATGAATATTTTTTAGTTCTATATATTTTTCACTCTTTCTAATTATTAGAAGATTTTCACTACTATATTTTTGATAAATTATTTGATTTTGTCTCTTCTTGTATATCTTCCAACCTAATTGTTTGAGTGTTTTGGTTTCATTCATCACCTTATCCCTCTTTCTATTAGAAAACATATTATCTTTTTTGTTTCGTTTTTTATAAACTTCAAATCTTTATATGTCTTATTTTTATTTAGTCCTAATTGCTCATAAGCTGGTATATAATCTTCCAAACTTGCTGAGTTAAATTCTATAGATCCAACTTCCAAAAAATTTTCTTGAACAAATTTTAGTCTTTTATGATAAACTATTTCTTTTAATTCATTTAAAATTTCTTCTGACAATTTTGTTGTTTCTTTTAAAAATATTGTTACAAAAAAACAATGTGTATCACTATCTCTAAAAATTTTTCCTGTATATCCATTAAACCCAAAATTCAAAGTTCCATTATCTCTTAATAGAGCCTTATCATCTATGTATCTATCCCACTCATTTTTCTTTTTGTTCATTTCCTCTTCCTTTCAAGTTCTTCAAGCCTTAATAGTCTCTTTTGCATTTCATTCATCTGTTGTTTTGCTTTGTATGAAAAGTCTATAAATTTATAAAATATATCGTTGAACTCATTTGTGAGTTTATCAAAAGTTTTTTGAAACTCTTTTAATTCTTCTCTCAGCTCTTCTGCACTACTCATAACTTGACTCTCCATTTTCTTTTAAAACTTCTTTTTCAAACTTCTCTGTAAGCATTTCTGCTAAGTCTTCTAATCCACTTTCTAAAACACTTCCTTCAAAGAATATTTCCATAGTTTTTCTCCTTTTGTTTCTCTCCCCCTTTGTGTTATAATATGTAAAAAACACTAAAGGAGATTTTTATAATGAAACTAAAACTTTTAATTAAAAATTTATTTATTATTTTTTGT